CACCTGAATGAAGATGGCGTTTTGGTTCCTATTAACTAAATAATACAAGGGTATTTGAATTGTCACTCAAAAGTGTTAAAACATTAACAGCGGCACAGATTGCTAAGAAGTGGAATCTATCACTTGATACGGTCAAGCAACTTATCGATGCAGGTGCTAAGGTTGAGAAAGAACACACAGGCAGTTTAAAAGACGCCAAAGAAATTGCAAGAGATCATCTATCTGAAAGACCAGATTATTATAAGAAACTGTCTAAGGTAGAGAAGTCTAAGATATCAGAAAGTATCAGCACATCTGGTGTTAGAGGTTTAGGTAACGTTAGCGGTGATCCTGCTGTCATCAATTATGTGCAGCAATATATCAATAACAACTCTATGTCATACCAAGATGAAAACGGTAACAAGTTAAAGTGGATGAAGAAGCATCATAAAGGTCACGAGCATAACAAAGTTGGCTTTGATGAGTTTAATCCTACAAAACTAAAAGAAGGTATCTCTGCGGGACCTGAAAGAGAAGCAGACTACAGTATTGGTGATTCAACTGGTAATACTAGAAGATTGCCTAAGATAGACGAAGGTGAAAGACTAAAGAAAGCCAAGCGAGTAGCTATGGCGGGTATGACTGCTGCTAACATATATACCATGGGTGATGTTATGAGCAAAGCATCTTCTGGTCATGGCTCACCCAAAGGAGATGTTGTTAGAATGGCAACTACACTACCAGGTGCCGCAGGTTGGGGTGCTACAGGTGTTCATTATGCCAAAAAAGCATACGACTTTGTTAAAGGAAAAAAGATGAACGAAGAAAAGAACGACCTTAAAGACGCCTGCTGGAAAGGTTATACTGCCAAAGGTCTAAAGAAAAAAGGCGGTAAGATGGTTCCTAACTGTGTTCCTGTTGAGGAAGGTTGGGCATCAATTGGACGTCCATTTACTAAATTGGGTGATCGTAATCCTAATGCACATTTTTATGGTAATAAGCCAAAAGCAACTACCACAAAGAGCGACGAGAAAGACGATACTTATAAGGATTCAAAGCAGGGTGGTACTAACGTAAATAAGGTTAAACCTGTTAAGAGTGAGGCTTGGATGCCTTACTTCACACCACATCATAAGCATTCTGCTCGTTTGAATAAAGAAAAGTCAAACAAGCCAGATGTCATTGTCGATCCCGGTGGTAAAAAGGGACAAACGGTTTATGAAAACCTAAAAAAGGAAACTAAAATGGATACCAAAGAACACATTAATGAGGCTCTTGACAATATCCTTGAGAACAATCTTTCAGAAATGAAAGAGCATCTTCTTGCCGCTCTCCAAGAAAAGGCTATGGAAAAACTTGAGGAGAAAAAGAAGGATATTGCTGCTAACTACTTTGCACAGTAAGGATTAGATCATGAAAACACTCAAGCAACTAAGAGAAGAATATGATATTGCTTTACCTCAGGCATCTCCTGAGGATTTAGTGCTTGAGGATGTTTCTAAACCTAAGAGTGAGATTAAGTCACTATCAGATGTACCTTCACAGACAGCAATGCCTAATCTGCTAATGTTTAGACGCATTACTTATAGAAGATATCCTGGTAATCAGACTGTCGCTCTATACTATTCTAAGACAGTTGATAAGTATCTTTCTGTGCCATTTGGCCCTAAGGGTAATATCAACCTAAATGAAGCCTCTGTATATGATTCTATGGAAGAACTAGATTTGTATGAAGGTGCAAAGTGGGAAGCTGTTAAGGGTGGTCTAAAAGGTGCTGCACATGGAGCACTAAGAGGCGCTGCTAAAGGCAATGCTATTGCAGCCGAGCCTGGTATGGCTATCGGTGCAGTCGTTGGTGCAGCCCACGGTGCTTATAAGGGTGCCAAGACAGCATATAATAAAGCACAAGATATGGAAGAAGATTGGCAGGATGTCAATCGTAAAGATAAAACAGACGGTCTATCACAGAAGGCAGTCAATGCCTATCGTCGTGAGAACCCAGGTTCGAAACTAAAGACTGCTGTTACAGAAAAGAATCCTACAGGTAAGAGAGCATCACGCCGTAAGTCATTCTGCTCACGCATGGGTGGAATGAAAAAGCGTTTGACCTCTGCTAAGAATGCAAGAGATCCTGATTCACCAATCAATAAGGCACTACGCCGCTGGAACTGCGAGGAAGACTTTAAGTTGAAACTTGCAGAGAAGCGTATGGAAGAAGGTGTTATCGGTGATACCATTGAAAAGGGTAGAAAGTGGGCTCAAGATAAAGTAAAAGATTCCGCTACATTCAAAGCAGCACAAGAACTAGGACATAATCTACCTGGTTATGGTAATGTTAAAGCCGCCAAAGAGAAGTGGTCCAAGGGTGATACTTGGGGTGCTGCTAAAGAAGCTGGTAAGAGTGTAGCTAAAGCTGCTGCTACAGGTGCTGCCGTTGCAGGCGTTGGTGGTGTAGCAAGAGCCGCACTAAGTGGTGCCGCTAGATTAGTTGCTGGAGCCGCTGCTGCTAAAGCCGCTACGGGTGGAGATAACAAACCATCAAGTCAAGATACAGGCACAAGAATTTCTACCGATAACATTCAAAAGAGACACATCACAACCAAGTCACCAACATTTGATAGAGGTGATTCTGCTATTGACAAATCAAGACAGAAAACTCTACTAAGAAAAGATGCAGAGGCTTCAAACAAAAAGCAAGTCTCAGAGAACAAGATATCCGACCTTCGTCAGATGGTAAATGAAGGTTCTCACCGTCTTGATATGAAAATCAACGGAAGACCAGTTCATATAAATACCAGTATGGCTAAAAGAATCCTTGAAGTTTATGATTCGGTCAATACTAAGAACAAGAAGATTGTTGAAAGTATGCTAAACGAGGACCTTGAATCCTTCAAGAAACTACTAAACTTTTCAATAAAGGCATAATAGATGGCAAACGGCATTAACGAACACAAACTGATTGATAACAATCGTAGAGCATTAGTCAAGTATGTTGCAACTGTAGATTCTGCGGCTGCTAACGTTGTTCTACTAGATGTATCGTCATTGGCATATTCTTTGAATACCAATGGTAAGATCATGTCATCTAATACTGATATCAAATCTCTTTACAGAACACAGATCAAAAGAATTTGGGGACATGGTCACTATAAATCTGGTGGCTATACTTCACTTAGATGGGGTGGTACAAATACTGAAATCTGTCATGTAGGGACAGGTCAATTCGATTTTAACTTTGATGCCGAAGGTATGACTGGTGCCATTCCTGCTAACACCGCCGGTACTGGTGATATTGTTTACTCAACAACTGGTGTTGCTGCTGGTGATGTATTCACACTATTCATTGAACTAAAGAAAGACGGTCGTGATTATGATCAGGGCCAAACAGCCGACTCCGCAGCCTTCAACCCAACGAGACTAGCATAATGTCACATCTTATCGAAAGCATCCTAGACAAAAACTACGTTGTAGCTGAAAGTCATCTTAACGAAAAACTAAACTCTATTATGGAAAAGAAGCTATACGAAAAGAAGCGTATGGTTGCCGCCCAAATGGATGAAGTGATGGGTGGAAAAGATCCTGCTACTCTTAGAGCCCAAGGTTATCGTAGAGCCATTGATGTTCTTGGTTTAAGTCCTTATGATAAAGCAAAGGAAGCTGCTAAGAAAAGAGCCGAAGCAAGATCAAAAAAATCAAATCAACCAAAACAGACCGAAACTAAACCTAAGGCAGCAGAAACAAGTGCCGCTCCAGAGGTCAAAATTGAACCAGATGAAGTGAAAAAGAAAGAAACACCAAAAAAGCCTGAGTATAAAAGACCAGGCATGTTGAGAAGAAACATCAATACATTACAGGGTCGTGAACCAGGTTATGTAGCACCAAAAGATGAAAAAGATATGCAGAGAGGTGGTAAAGTAGGTAAAGCTGCTCGTGCCGTTCTAACAGGGTTAAGTGGCTACGGCTCTATGGCCGAATAGTCAAGGAATTAAAAAGGATAAATAAGTCTATGAAACTTATTAGAGAAGATATACAAGACATTCATTACCTCGTAGAGGATAACGGTAAGGGTGGTAAGAACCACTTCATTACTGGTATCTTCATGCAGGCAGAAAAGCAGAACCGTAACGGTCGTGTTTATCCTATGTCAGTTCTTTCTAAAGAGGCTGACAGATATAACCGTGAATACGTTTCAAAAGGCAGAGCGTTTGGTGAACTAGGTCATCCTGAGAACCCTCAAATCAACCTAGATCGTGTATCCCACATGATTACATCATTACATCCTGACGGGACAAATTTTATTGGTAAAGCAAAGATTTTAGATACTCCTAACGGAAAGATAGTTAAGAGTCTACTAGATGGCGGTGCAAGTCTTGGTGTGTCAACAAGAGGCGTAGGGTCTCTCCGTTCGCACAATGGTTATCAGCAAGTCCAAGACGACTATAAGTTAGCTACAGCGGCAGACATTGTAGCAGACCCTAGCGCACCTGACGCATTTGTGCAAGGCATCATGGAAGGTAAAGAGTGGATTTTTGAGAATGGTAAGTGGAAAGAGCAAGAGTATTATCGTGCTAAGAAACTTATAAGTGAAGCATCACGTAATGATATTGAAGAAGTTGCCTTGAAGATTTTTGAAAACTATATTTCAAAACTTTGAAATTGCTAAATAAGGAAAAGGAGTATCCATAACATGGCATCACTAACAGAAACAGCAAAGGCTGTTTTGCAGGGAAAGGTTTTGGAAGAGGGTGCTTATCCTGAGGTTTCCCCAGGTAAGATTTCTAACCCTAATCCAGTTGACCCATCTACTGCATCAACAGGCAATGCTAAGACACTAAAGCCAAGTTCTAAGTCTGTCGAAGGCAGACATACGAACCCAGGCGCTGCCGATCCTAAGTCTCTCGGTAAAGAGGAAGACCTAGGTGGTCAGACCCCAACATCACTTCCAACTGAAAATCTAGGTGCTAAGGCTTCTGGTTCAAAGGACACATCAAAGTCTGCAAAGGCTTCTGTTGCTGCCGAGCCAACTAAGAAACTAGCTGCCGAAGAAATGGAACAGGACGGTGAAGTATTCTCAGAAGAGGAAAAGGTTTCTCTTGCAGAACGTCTAAAGGCTCTTAAAGAAGCCCGTAAGTCCAAGGAAGACGATAAGTCTGAAAAGGAAGACGAGAAGGACGAAGATGAGAAGCACGAAGGCAAGTCCGAAAAGTGCGATGAGGAAGTTGCTATTTCAGAAGAACTAGAAGATTTCATTGCAGAAGCAATTGAAGCTGGTCTTTCAGAAGAAGAAATCCTTGCTGCTATCGACGAGAACTTTGAGTTCGTAACCGAAGAAGCAGAAGAAGAAACTGTAGCAGAAGCCCTAGAGACTTATGAAGTCGATATGGCAGAGCATGTTGATGCCCTTCTAGAAGGTGAAAACCTTTCAGAGGAGTTTCATGCTAAGGCTACCACAATCTTTGAAGCCGCTGTAAAAGCAAAGCTAGAAGAAGAAGTCGCTCTACTAGAACAGGCTTATGCTGAAACTCTAGAGGAGAGAGTCAACGAGATCATGGAAGAACTTGCTTCCAACGTTGATGACTATCTAAACTATGTTGTTGAACAGTGGATTGAAGAAAATGAAGTTGCTGTTGAGTCTGCACTCCGTTCAGAACTAACAGAAGATTTCATTGGTGGTCTACGTGCCCTATTCGCAGAACATTATATCGACGTTCCAGAAGATTCAGTCAATGTTGTTGAGGAACTATCTTCAACAGTTGAGGAACTAGAAGAAAAACTTAATGAAGAAATTCAGCGTAACGTTGAACTTACCGGTCTTATTTCAGAAGCCCGCAAGGCAGAACTAATCGGTACAGTTTGCGAAGGTCTAACTGACGTTCAGGCAGAGAAGCTATCTTCTCTACTAGAAAACGTTGCTTATACCAGCGATGAAGAATTTATCGATAAAATCGAAACTCTTAGAGAGAACTATTTCCCAGTAGCAGTTAAGAACGATTCAGTTCTTGACAAGGTAGATGTTTCAGCAGACCCACAGGCCCTAACTGAAGGCGCCCTAAACGGTCCAATGAGCCGCTATGTCCAGGCACTTGGAAAGACACTCCCAAGATAATTTAACTTTAGTTAAGAAAGAAGGAAACTAAAATGTATCTTACAGAAAACCTAGAGTCAAAGTGGTCCCCAGTTCTGGACCATGATGGTCTCAATCCAATTAAGGACTCTTATCGTCGTGCTGTTACAGCCGTCGTTCTAGAGAACCAAGAAAAGGCAATGGCTGAGGAGTCACGCACTCTTAACGAAGCTGCCCCAACTAACGCTGGTGGTGGTCTCGGTGCTGGCACAGCAATTGGTTCATACGACCCAATTCTTATCTCACTAGTTCGCCGTGCCCTACCAAACCTAATCGCATACGATGTCTGCGGCGTTCAGCCAATGACAGGTCCAACCGGCCTTATCTTTGCTATGCGCTCACGTTATAAGGCACAGCAGGCACAGGGTGCTGGTTCAACCGACGAAGCACTATTCTTCGAAGCAAATACCGCATTCTCATCAAAGAACGCTGCTGGTAACACCGGTGGTGCTGCTGGTACAGAATGGGCAAACACCTCATTCGGCGATTCAGCTAACACCAACCCAGTTGCCGATCTAAACGGCGACGGTACTGCATTCGGCGTTGGTCGTGGTATGACCACTTCACAGGCAGAAGCACTAGGTGATTCCGGTGCAAATGCTTTCGCTGAAATGGCATTCAACATCGACAAGGTAACTGTTACTGCTCGTAGCCGTGCGCTAAAGGCAGAATACACCACTGAACTTGCACAGGACCTAAAGGCAATCCACGGTCTTGACGCAGAGACAGAACTTGCCAACATCCTTTCAACTGAAATTCTAGCTGAAATCAACCGTGAAGTTATCCGCACCATCTATCGCTCTGCTACTGTAGGCGCACAGTATGGTGTTACAACTGCCGGTACTTTCGATCTAGACACCGACTCAAACGGTCGTTGGTCAGTTGAAAAGTTCAAGGGCCTAATCTTCCACATCGAAAGAGAAGCTAACGCTATCGCCAAGGCAACTCGTCGTGGTAAGGGTAACGTCCTTATCGTTTCTTCAGACGTTGCTTCAGCTATGGCAATGGCCGGTGTTCTTTCATACACCCCAGCCCTTTCTGCTGATCTAACTGTTGACGATACTGGCAACACCTTCGTTGGTATGCTACACGGCCGCATTAAGGTTTATATCGATCCTTACTTCGGTGGTTCAGCAAACGGCGACGAACTAGTTACCGTTGGTTATCGTGGTACTTCACCATTCGATGCTGGTCTATTCTACTGCCCATACGTTCCACTACAGATGGTTCGTGCAATCGGTCAGGATACCTTCCAGCCAAAGATTGGCTTCAAGACCCGCTACGGCATGGTTGCAAATCCATTTGCTACCGCTTCTGGCGACGGTGTTGTTGCTGGTCGTGAAGTTGCTGGCAAGGCCAACATCTACTACCGCATCTTCCGTGTTCGCAATCTAACCTAATAGAAGTTAGATACGATCTAAGAACTGAGAGAGAGGCCTTCGGGCCTCTCTTTTTTTGTCTGCTAAATAGTTAGCGGAGGATAGCATGGCATACGAAGAATTTACTAAAAACACACCAGAGAACACATCGCTCCTACAGGCGACAAAATATACGTTCATCATTCCTGATATGCCATTCTTGAAATACTTTTGTCAGACTGTAGCACTACCTACAGTATCTACATCAGAGGTTGCCATACCCACACCCTTCTCTACCACCTATAGACATGGTGATAAGCTGGTCTATGAGGGGTTAACCCTTACTGCTTTGGTTGACGAAGATTTGCGTATTTGGGAGGAGTCATATAAGTGGCTTCGTGGATTGACTCGTCCTGCCGAATATGCACAGTATATCAAAGCAAAAGATCCTAAAGCACCTCTATACTTTGACGGTTACCTAACTATCAATACAAACTCTAATAATCCTAACATGCGTATTAAGTTTCATAACTGCCATCCTACCTCACTAAGTGGTATTAACTTTGATACTAAGGTTGATGCCGATACTATTCCTACCTGTGATATTACTTTCCGATACGATCTATTTGAGATAGAAAGACTTTGACGTTTCCTTTATAGTATGATATAATAGTTGTTTCTACGGAATGGAGTTATTATGTTGAAACCACCAGTGAATATTGACGACTTGATGAAGGAATGGTCACAAGATGGTTCTATTGATTCCACATCAATGGAAAAAGAACTATTGAAGATATCTCACCTTCACGGTAAATACCTAAACATCATGTCCTTTCATAGACACCTTCTCCGCAAGATGGAAACAGATTATAAAATCATGAGGGGTCTAAGAGAGGATTACTATCAGGGTCATCTATCTAAAGAGGAACTAGATGAACGTGGCTGGGAACCATGCCAACATGTTCTTACTAACCCACAGATCGCTAGAAAACTCGACACAGACGCAGAACTAAATAAACTGTTACTGAAACGTGTTGCCCATGAGGAGATTGTCTCTTATTGTGAGAATGTCCTCAAGTCTCTAAACAATAGAAGCTGGGATTTGGGGAATTTCGTAAAATATCAACAGTTGGTGTCTGGGAAGTAAAAACACTAAATAGATGTAGGTCGCAGGATTGCAGTCCTCACCTACTCTAATGCTTACAAGGAGCACCAGCATGTCCTCTATTTATCAAAATCTATCCGAAGCCTTAGGCATACCATACAATCCATCAGAACATGTAGATGAAAGTGTTGAGGAAGAGTTTGTAGCATGGTCTAGTCAAAAAGGACGTATGAACTGTTTTTACGGTAAGAAACACACCGAAGAACACAAACAAAAAATGAGTAATCTGTTCAAAGGTAGACGGCTTTCAGAAGAAACTAAAAGAAAGTTGAGCGAAGCCCAGACCGGCGAGAAGCATCATCTTTACGGTAAAAAGCGTTCGGATGAAACAAAAGAGAAGATTGCTTTGACTATGACTGGTAAAAAGAGAAAGCCTTTTTCTGATGAATGGAAGAAAAACCTTTCTTTATCAAGATTGGGGAAGAAACGTGGTCCTTATAAAAAAGGTAGATAATGACACACTTGATTATAAAAAATGCGGATGAATCCTATATCAAAGTCCATTGTGACGAAAGCGTTGCATGGGAACTTAGGGATGCGTTCTCATTCCGTCCTCCAGGGTTTCAGTTTGTGCCTTCTTACAGACAGAAACTTTGGGACGGCTATCTAAGACTATTCAATCCTCTCAATAGACAAATCTATCGTGGTCTTGCCCCACAGGTAATAAAGTGGGCTACTGATAGAGGATATACCTATGAGTATGCGGATGAAGATTTGGATACATCATTTTCTATAGAAGAAGCTAACGAATATGTTGAACAACTTAATCCAAAACACCGTCCTCGTGATTACCAACTTAATGCTTTTATACATGCTATTCGGAGCAAGCGTCGAATTGTATTATCCCCAACCGGATCTGGAAAATCTTTGCTTCTTTATATGGTGTGTAACTATCTTCTCAAGCAAGGTAAGCGAGGACTCTTGATTGTTCCTAGATCAGCCCTAGTTGAACAAATGTATTCTGACTTTGAGGACTATTCTGAAAAGAATGGTAAAAACATGGAGAAGTATTGTCACCGTGTCTATTCAGGTCGTGATAAGGTATCAGATAAGCCTATCATCATATCTACCTGGCAATCGCTACAAAGAATGCCTAAAGAATACTTTCAACAGTTTGACTATGTTATATGTGATGAGGTTCATCAAGCCCAAGCAAAGTCATTGACCGACATTGTAGGCAAATGCACTAAGGCTGAATATCGTTTGGGTGTTACAGGCACTTTAACAGGTGCTAAGTCTCATGAGTGGCAGCTTGTGGGATTGTTTGGTCAAATCTATAAGGCTACTACATCAAAAGAACTTATGGACAATAAGCAATTAGCAGCCTTGACTATTAAGTGCCTTGTTCTAAAGTACCCTGATGAAGAATGTCATTATATGAAATCTGCGGACTATAAGACCGAGATTGATTACATTGTGTCACACAAGGAACGTAACAAGTTCATTGTGAACCTTGCATTGTCTCTAGAAGGCAATACTCTAGTGTTTTTCAACTTTGTTGAGAAGCATGGACAGGTGCTATACGACATGCTAAATAAGAAAGCAAAAGATCGTAAAGTATTTTTTATTCATGGAGGAACAGACGTAGATGACCGAGAACAAATACGAAGGATCGTCGAGACGGAACGTAATGCTATTATTGTTGGGTCCGTTGGCGTTCTCAGCACTGGTACTAACATCGTGGCCCTCAATAATGTCATATTTGCATCCCCTTCCAAGTCCAAGGTTAGAAACCTTCAGTCCATCGGGCGTGGTCTCCGTGTCAACAGCACTAAGGAATCCGCCACGCTCTTTGACATTGCCGACGACTTTAAGTGGAAAGCCCATGATAACTATACTCTTAAACACTTCTTCGAACGCCTCAAAACCTACGGTGAAGAAAAGTTCCATTTCAAAATCTACAAAATTAAGGTCAAAGAAACGTAGGTGATCTATGAATGATGTCAGTGATAACCCTGTAGCAAAGTTCCTTAGACTACAGAATGGTGATGATATTGTAGCTGAAACGGTAGAGTATGAAGATGAGAATGGTATAATGTATATGGTAATGAATCCTATGAATGTGGTCTATTCACACACTCACGAAGGATATCTTTCTGTATCGTTTATGCCATGGGTGTTCCCAAAGATGGTAGATCATCAAGAGTTCATGTTACATGCCGAAGATGTTCTACTCATTTCAGATGTCACCGAGAAGATGAATATATACTATTGGGACAATGTGCAATCTCTATGCTCACCACAAGAGACTAGACCTCCTGTAGAACAACCTCAGGAAGAAGAAAGTAATATCTTAGATGTGCTTAGAGAAATGGCAAACAAAAGGACATATCACTAATGGCTACTGAAAGTAATCCGTATCTATCATTTGACGACAAAGAACTAACAGATGACTTTGGGTTTTCTTTTAGCAACGAAGATGATATCGTAGCCGAGGCGGTAGCACCAGCGTCGGATGAGATTACAGACCTTAAAAAGAGGCTAGAGGCCATTCGTAAGATATATTTACCTCTACTACAGAACCTAGCTAAAAACTCCGATCAGCCCATTATCAAATGGCCGGATCGTGGTCCTGTGCTTAAAAAGCAGATTGATAAACTCACGATGCTAACGGAACCAGGATTCAAGTAGGCAGCTAACTAGATTTGCTTCGCAAATCATTCGCTTCGCTCATGGCTGCCTCTTGGCAAGAGGTTATTGGTTGGTTGGCTGCGAAGCACATTATAACCCTTCCTAAAAAACTTGTCAAGCCCTAATTTGAGGTTTTCTATAAAATGTTTCACTTTTTTCATCGCACACCAGAGATTGTTCTAGATTGTTACACATACGATCAATCTTTCTATGCTAACACTCCTATTATCAAATCAGGTAAAGCAGTACCCGATTGGTGGCGTGAAATAGAACCA